CTTGTGTGAGTTTTATCACATGGCTTGAGCGTCTCACTATTTGGACTTACTCCCTAGTAACTTGATAATTTATGTCTAATAGGCTAGACTTACATAGTAAGAAAAAATAAATAAAAGAAAGTCTATTCGCTTACGGCGTGTCTAACCGAAAATGTCAGACCCCTATGGTAGGATAGAATTATCAACAAAAAGAAAGAGGTTGGCAAATGTCAGCAAATGTCTATACAATAGAAAACCTACTTGTAGGAAAAACTTATCACTCTCGCACACTAAAGGGAGAAATTATCTCAGCCGAAAAGTCTGATGTATGGTATGAGGGTTGCGAAAGTTATCTTGTTCAGGTTCGTCCCCACTACTCAGCACCACTTAACTTAAAGGATACTTATCGTGTCCTAGCAGTAAGAATTGGAGACTAGTAATGGGATACATAGAGATTTTTAGAATTGACAATGAGGGGGCAGGTTGGATAGACTTGTCTCAGGCAACAGATAAAGAATTGCTAGACCTAGAAATAGGTTTATTTCAGGAAGGGGCTATCTAATGGCTAAGATGAAAACACTATACACAGAAATTGAGAATTGCGAACAATGCTACGGGCAGGGTTGGCAATTTTGGGCACAGGGAGAGGACTTTGATACAGAGTCTTGCGATTGTAATCCACACCAATTATTTATCACTAAGGAGAATAACTAATGAACGAATACCTATACTCAGTAACTAGCACCAACGATAGTGATACCAATACACTTTGGGTTGGACGCTATTCTAATGCCCTTGACGCAGTAAATGTCTTTAATAGTTTTATTGACTATGGTGACGCTAAGGAATACAGAGTAGTTAATTTATCTGAACCTTCAGGTAAGTTACACACAAAAACTTTCTACACAACAGGAATGGTGGTAACACGATAATGGGAAGCGTAACAGCAATTGGATTAGCAGATAGCGTATTAGATTTAGAAACGCAGATAGCGTATCACTTACAAGGTAATCACTATCCACCCGTACCACTAAGCATGGTTCAGCCTTGTATTGACGCTATTGACGCATACTATGATGAGGACTATGACCGATTTATTGCTATGCCTGAAGGCGTATTCTATAAGGGTATGAGCCATGCCCCTGCTCATGCTATTGTAGACCAACACCACTTATCATGGTTCATTGACCCAGTAGATGAGGAAGAGTAAATGTCTGATACAATGATTGCTATGGATTTAATACACGCTGATGATCTAACACCAAGCCAGTTAATGATTGGCGATTTAATAAAAGTTAATGATGACATTGTTGAAGTTATTTATTTAGAAAGTGATTCAACAGGAGATAACTATTCAGTAGAAACTCAAAACGAGTTTGGTGAAAAAGAAGTTGTGTTGTATAGTTACACTGATACAATTCCGTTTTATGTTTTTATTGAAGATGATGACGATTAATAAATAAATTCCCTGAAAAAAAATGGGCGCCCCGTTCGGGTGTGTCTGGGGATAACCTGTGGATAACTTCAATCTACTCACGAGTAACCTATATATAATTTCTTTAAGAAGGAGCATTTTTTTTCCCAGAATTTTTGGCTGGGAAAATTTTTTTGTGATTTTAATCACACGATCAAGATTTGACATTTTTACCCTAAGTCTGCTAAGATTAACTTATGAAGAAAACACCTGAAGAATTACGCAGACTCATGGAACTAAGGCGTTCTAATGCTGCCTCAGCCGTGCCTTCAAAGAAATCCTATAACCGTAGGAAATGTCAGTCCGAAATGATACAATTAAAGAAATACAAAGGAGACCCCCTATGAACGACTACGCACTAGATGAGTACTACGCAACAACCTGCCCTTCATGCAAAGAAAATGCCGTTGATGACTATGAAGATAAGTGCACACATTGCTTGCTTGAAGAAATGTCTGCAACCTATAACGAAGACATCGCACTAGAAATGAGCCTAGGCCTTGACTACTAAACTAAAAAGATCATTTGACAGAAAGGTCGCTAATGCCGTCTCACCTAATGGAAAAACCGCAACAATCGCTAACACATTTGGACTACCTGCTGGAAAGGCTTTCTCGTGCCCTGGTGCCACTAGTGTTTGTGAAAGCGTTTGCTATGCAGGAAAACTTGAAAAACTCTTCAAAGGAGTAAAGGCTAACCTACTACACAATTGGGACCTAGTCAAAGACGCAGACCATGATACTATAGAAGAATTGTTAACTGATATGATTAACGATTTTCGTGCAGACTGTGTAAAGAAAGACGCACCCCTACTCTTCCGCATTCACTGGGACGGAGATTTCTTTAATGATACTTATACATTCGCATGGAAGCATGTCATCCTTAACAATCCTGATATTCAATTCTGGGTATATACACGTGTTAAGTCTGCAGCCGTAATGCTTAAAAATATTGATAATCTATCACTATACTATTCAACAGACAGTGAGAATAAGTCTATTGGTATTGGACTTAAAACCGATCATGGCATTCGTCTTGCATACCTTGCTAAGAATTTTGCTATTGGCCAGGCTGACATGAAAGAATTAACAAATAGACCTGGTGCTAAGTGTCCTGAAAATAATAAACAGATTCCACTTATTTCTAAGCAGGGCTCGGCTTGCGTTTCTTGCTCATTGTGTGTATACTCTAAGAGTGATATCATATTTAGTGCGAGTAAAAAGTAAATGAGTCCTTGGTTCTATTTACTAATGATGTTAATAGTTTTATTGTCTATTAGTGGTAGTTCTGGTATTTAAATAAATCCCCTGCCAAAAATGCAGGGCGCCCCCTGACCAGTCATTTGTCAAGTCACGACACGCATAAAAAATGTGATTAAGGACACACTAAAAAATGTCACTAAGATTTGTATTTATGACATTTTTCTGCTAAAATTATACTATAAGCAATTAACCCCCACAACGAAAGGCAAGACCCAAATGACACTACACGGATACACATACCAAATTGGTGACTTGTTCACAACAAGCAAAACAGGCGTTACAGGTCGTATCGCAGGTTTCGAGCCAATGTCTAATAAGGTTACTAGAGTTTCACTCGTCCTAGCAAATGGCTCACGCCGTCTGGCTATGGTCAAGACATCTAAGTAATCTCAAAATGTGAGAAATGTCAGATTTCGATTTGACATTTTTACAGGCAAAATGTTATACTTAGGTATAACGAAAACAACCCTCTAACAGAAAAGGAAATACAATGTCAGTAGCAACAGCAACATACAAAGTCGGAGACCTCTACACAACACAGAAGTCAAAGGTAACAGGAACAATCACAGAAATCACACCTAACCCAAACGGACAATCAGTTCGTGTTAAGTTAGATGTAAATGGTTCAGTTCGTTACACAACTTGGACGGCTAAGTAATCTAATTACTAATTCCTGAGTATGAATAAAAACTGCTCAACCACCCCCCAACTAACAGAAAAGGAACAGACCCAATGGCACGACAAAAAGCAATCTCAGTAAAGATAGCAACACCAAAGGTAATCAAGGCACTAGAAACTCGTCTAGCAAAGTTAGAACTTGATTGGACTAATCAAGAAGCAAACGAGGCAAAGTATCAGAAGCAATACGATAAGTGGAAAAAGGAACTTTTTGACTATGCCGTAGCAAACATCAAGAAGGCAGAAAACCTACGCACCAACTATCGTAATTGGAATAACCAATTAAACATTGACTTCGACCTAACAGTTTCAGATAAGGATTTGCCTAAAGAGCCTGAGAAGGACTACGAAGTTCTACACCGACACTCATACAATGAGATGAAAGAGGAACTATCAAACGCAATCCGTATCCTAAAGATGACGGACGAGGAAGTAGTTAGCACCAGCACTTACAATGCCGTTGCTCGTTATCTCTAAATAAATCAACACGACCACAGAAATGCGTGTATAAATAAATAGAGTGGAAACGACCTGAGTATGTCGCTAAACTGCTCACCTTATACCCTGTGCTCCGTAGGTTCCCTGGGTGTATGGTTCGCCAGGCTAATTAGGGCGATCATAGAAATACTATAGAGCCAGTTCACACCAACTGCAAGAAGTGTAACTACCTGAGTATGTATCAAAACTGCTCCCCGCAAGGGCCCTTGACAATTGTCAGTGGCACCCAGTACAATTAATGTAAACCAACTAACAGAAAGAGGCCCCCATGGACCAGCCAGTAATCGACAATCACTACATGACACGAGAGTTTTTAGAAACCACTCTTGTGCAAAACAAAGAACGCATTCAGCAACTTGAAGAGCACATTCAAAAGGTAACCCAACGTTCATATGGCGAGGCTGCAGAGCGTTCACGTATGCAAAACGAAATGCAAGAGTGGACCTTGGAAGCAATGGAGCACGGAACAATCGATGAGTCTACTGCACAAGAAATTGCAGACATTTGCGGATTCGAATTGTCAAAAGAATTTGAACTAGAAGTTACAGTTCAATATTCAATTACAGTTAATGCTCGTGATGAAGAATCTGCACAAAATGCAATTCATGATATTGATTTTGATTCAGTCTCATATGGTGAAGAAGTAACTTACTTATCATCCAGTGTTGACCGTATAGAAATTTAGTAGGGGGCTACTAATAAACCTGAGCATGTTTTAAAACTGCTCCTCTCTTCCCTCAAAATTTTGGGGCGCCCCCTGTCAAGTCGACACGCCGATGCTTAGGGGTGATCTTTTACAAAATGTCCGATTTGTCCATGATTAACTATCCCGATTTGCATTTGTCAGTCCGTCCTGTTATACTTAAATCTCAACAACAAAAAGGAGAAAACTCATGGCACATGACCTAGAAACACAAAACGGTAAGGCATCTTTTGCATCTTTCCGTGAACCTGCTTGGCATGGATTGGGTACCGTATTCACAGAAGAAAAGACCACAAAAGAAATGTTAGACCTTGCTAACCTTTCTAATTGGAATGTTCGTCTTGAGGATTTGGAAACCCCATCACATTTGACAAGTGATAAAAACTATCAGTACGTTTTGCGTACTAACCCTACAGATAACACACAGACCGACATTCTTGGTGTCGTTGGTGAGCGTTACCATGTAATGCAGAATGAAGATTTATTCTCATTCGGTGATAACATTCTAGACGGTGGTGGTCGTTGGGAAACGGCTGGCTCAATCAAGGGTGGACGTGTCGTGTTCGGTGCATTGGCACTAGAGCGTGAAACAATTCTAGACCCTAACGGTGTTGCAGATAAGGTAAAGACTTATTTACTTATCAACACATCACATGACGGCTCAATCGCTATTCAAGCATCTATTACACCTGTTCGTGTTGTATGTGCTAACACTCTTAACCTTGCACTAAATACTACACGCAAGAAGAATGGTGTCAAGCAATCTTTCAAGATTCGCCACACACAGACAGCATCTGGTAAGGTTGCCGTTGCTCGTGAAACTCTTGGGCTTGCTCATAAGTACATGGATTCTTTTGACCTCATGGCTAACGCTATGATTCAACAAGAAGTTTCTGCTAAGATGTTTAACGACATCATTCTTGCTGCATACCCAAAGCCTGAAAAGGATTCTAAGGGTGCTTTCAAGAAGTGGGAAAACAAGGTTGATGTTATCAATGACATCTACACAGGCGAGTTTAACGGAATGATTGCTGGTAATGCGTGGGGTGCTTTCAATGCACTTACTGAGCGTTTAGATTGGCACCGTTCTGCTCGTGGTGGTTCTAACGAATCAATCCTTGCATCTGCAAGTGGTTTTGACCCTGCTATCAATGCAGAAAAAAATCGCTTACTAAAAATTGTGCGTGAATTAACTAACGCATAAATAAAAAAATAAATAAATGCCACCTGAGCAAGTGGATGCAAAAACTGCTCACATGGTCCGTTAGAATAGTTGGTTAGTTCGCTACCCTGTCACGGTAGAGGTCACGGGTTCAAGTCCCGTACGGATCGCAAGAAAAAATGGGGCGCCCCCTGTGATCTATATCACATGAGATTTTTGTCAAAACTTAATTACGATAGAGTGATATTTTTCCTGGAATTTAATTACGAAGAGTTGATTTTTTTCCCGAAACCTGCTAGAATTAATCTATGACCCAAACCATGAATACTATAGACGACCTCATAAATGAAATATACGAAAGCAACTACTCTCACCTAGAGTTTGAAGAAAATATGGGTGGAGATGCTTGTGACTGCCATATCCATACTACACTAAATACTATAGCATTTTATGCTGGGATAGAGGTAGGGTAATGCTAGGCTATGAACTACAAGATCTAAATGATATGACCTATGGCATTGACTCTGCCCTATTGATGATAAACCAGGACGAGAACCCTGCTATTGCTAGATACCTATCCAACGCCTCAGACTTTCTTAATGGACTATGGGCAGAAGGGTACTTTGACTAATGTGGACTAAGTATGATTATCTATGTACTGATTGTGATGCCCTGATTCAAATCACTGCTTGTGCTGATAAGGTTCTTGATCCTGCCTGTATTTGCGGAGGGTATGGAATAGTTATCCTAATATCAGAATCAGATGGCAATGCCCCTATCCTTACAGATGTGAGCAAGGTCACACCCCGTACAGTTGTAAAAATTGACTCCAACCCGTATAATTAATATATGGACCTAAACACATTTATCGAATACATCAAACTACATCTGATTAGTCTTGAACAAGACCTTGAAGAAAACCCTGCCTCTATCCATGTGGTAGACATTGAGGGACAAATCTATGCTACTAAACATCTTTTGTCAGTGGCAGAGGGTAGAATATAACTATGATGAACACACAACTAGAACCAAGACTGCAGAAACTGATTGATATGGGAGAGTCAGGAACTGACATCCTACACGGGGAACTTAAAAACCTTATTTACGAGGCTGAGAAAGAATACCTTGAAATCGAACAAGAAGAGCGTGAGGGTGGCTACTCTGACGCAATGCTATCTATGGACAGAACAAGGGCTGAAGGTCGTATGGACGCTCTTGTAGAAGTCTATGCCCTTACATACCAACTGGCCTTTGCTATCAGTGACAGGATTAAGAACAATGAATAACTTTATCGAAATGGACTTTGACGAGTGGTGTGACACATACAAGCCAATCATTAACCATATAGACAGTAATGCCTCCTTTGACAATGGAGACGGTGGTGTTATGTTTGAGACCTATGGTGATGAGGTAGAGTTTGTTAAGTCTCAATCCCCTGCCAATATCTGGATGTATGGTCAGGGTGATGACGGTGGTACCTATGTCTGGAATGGCTGGGGATTTGTAAATAGATTAGGATACTTCATCACTGAGGTACCGTGCCCACCTGATACAGACATACAGGTCATGGTCGGAGAGCCTGACTTGACATGTGATTTCTGTGGTGATATACTTGATGAAGAACTACCCCACGACCCACAATGCGAAGGATTGAACCAATGAAAGAAACATACACCTGCCCACGGTGCTTAATCCAATACGGAGATAGACACGAAGAAGATAACCTATGGTTTCTTAAAAATGCTGGGTACATAAGCCTTGGCTGCTGCGTAGAATGTGAAACACCTGAAGAAGGTGTAATCATTACTAATACTTGGAAAGACTATTGCGACTCAACAGGAATCGGAGCAAACAAATGAACGAATATAAAGTAGAAATCATCTTTGAACCAACAGGTGATTACATGACATTTAGATACGAGGCTGAATCAGATAATGAAGAGGACCTCTGCAACGAAATTCTAAGCCAACTATCAATTGTATCTTTTAAGGAGCAAGACTAATGGGAGCACGTATTAACTTTGTATTTAAAGACGTCGAGGATGAAGCACACGTAGTTCTATATAGCCACTGGGGTGAGACTGAATGGCAACGGGACCTAGCAATGGCCCTGCAGCATTCAAAGCCTAGGTGGAAAGACTACTCCTACTTTACCCGTATGATGATTAGTTATCTTATGCAAGATTCAATCCTAGAGGAAACGGGGTTTGGTATCTATGCAATCACAGGCAGCAACTTTGATTTAGGTGAGACCACCGTCGTCATCGATATTGCTAAAGAAACTATCAATCATGTGGGCTCCACTGTAGTGGTTGACTGGGATAAATTTATGGTAGCATACCTGCCCGTTTTGGCTGAGCAGATCTAGGGAGTGGGTCCCCTAGATTAATAAGGTGGGAGGGGCTGGCGTGGGGCTTGCCCTTCCCCCTACTTTTTGGTACAATGGATAGAAGGAGATACCTATGACTTATTCAGTTAGACGAACGGCAACGCATAATAAAGAAACTCGTATGGCAGAGCAGTTAGGCAAACTCCTTACCCAAGATTTTGCGGTAGATTTAGAAAGAGTAGGATTTTACATAGTAAGAAACCTACCCCTGATTAACTACCACAGACTAGAGGTTTTGAGTTTGACATCTATGGAAGAGTATGATAAACTTATGTTAGAGATGAAAGGACCCGCAAATGGACTACGCAGATAAGACAGGACTACTAGGTCAACTATGGATTGACTATCGTGAGGACGAGAACTTCTCGCTCTTTATGGAATACAACGACATTGGTTTGCCATTGTCCTATGTAGTGGCAGAAGGTTTGGTGCCAGCACTAACACAACTGGGCGAGGACTATGTTGATGAGACTATCGAGATGTTGTTTAAACTTCTTGAGATTACAGAACAAGAAGTGGAGTTGCTACCCAGAATTAATTTAGATTCAGTTCTAGAACTCGCACACCAAAAGAAAAACACAATCGAGTAATCTGGCCCCTGCGGGGGCGCCCTATATTTTCTCATATGTCAAACCATGCAAACCACATTTTCAAAAGATGATTACGAACGATCAAAAATTTTTCCCCAAACCTAGCATATTACGATGGGCCAATTCTTTTCCCCAAACCTAGCATATCCTGGTTTGGCCAAACCTTATACCATACAAACCTTATATTGTCAAACCATGTTATAATTAAACCATGCCACATCACTTTGCAAAGATGTATGAGAACAAGTCCCATAGACATGATTCTCTTTCTGACTCTGCTATCTTTAATGAAGCAGTAGGTTCTATAACGGGTATGTTGTATTCTATTGTTACTCTTAAGGCTTTCTTTCCTTTCTTTAGATCCCCTGCGGAAATCATTGATAATGCTGTTAATCATGCCCCTTATCCTATGCCGTCGCAAAAATCGGGGGAGTCAAAGTATACCCAATTAACCCTATGGTAAATAACAAACCTTTTATCCTGGTTTCTTAAATATTTGATAAAGGTTTTTCAAAATAAGATTACGATTATCGACAATTTCTCCCTGGTTTTGGGAGATTTTTTTATGCAGCAAATGGGCTTGACAAACCTTAAAAACTAGGATATAATGCCCAAACCCTGCATATGATGGTTTGACAGATATGAAGGTTTGTGATACAATCCCCGACATAAGGTTTTGAGGTTTGGGGTTTGTCGCCCAGAAGATTACGACGCCATCTATAAAAGGGCCCTATACTCCACTATCCTCCACTTTACTCCACTTCTAGACTGTCTAATAATATAATCAGTAAGATTAATCTGTGGATAACTTGTGGATAACTATGATATTTTTAGCCTATTAGCCTGTGGATAACTATACTTGACAGGCAGACACATCCGTAATATACTTAGAATATGACTAAATTTGCAGCCTTTATATTCTTACTTCTCACATCACCAATATGGGTAACGATCTTTGTTTTATTCGGTGCTGGCATCCTTGCTTTCTTTATTAACAACTGGCAAGGCTTTATCATTCCTATCATAATTGCTATTCTTTGGAACATGCCAGATAAAGAAAAGCCTACTACAGGGACTTCGAGTGTTCCAAAGGCTCCTCGTGAGACATATGGTCATATCTTTACCAAACCTAAGAACTAAACCTGTGGATAACTATATTTTTGCGGTACAAGGATCAGACACCCTATGGGATAAGAACTCCCCACATGGGCATAAGGCTTCCTCACAGTGGCAGTTATCCTTATCTATCAAACCTTCATTAACAGGTAGAGGGTTGCAGGGTTTATTACTCTCATGGGAGACATATTCGCCACATGGGGAAAAGCCTATCTTGCCATACTCACCAGCATGACCTATTCCTTTAGGGCTTGCGTTACATAGTTCTGGTTTCATATAGGTATTCTATCATGCTATTGGGGATTATGATGACATCTTTTTATTCCCCGAATTTTATGCTATACTGGACGATATGATCAATTATAAAAATAGCAAGAGTTCTTCATTCCAAGAGTCGTTTGCCATATCTATGACCCAGGAGAAGAAGAATGGTTTCTATGTAGAGTTAGGCTCAGCAGACCCATATATCGAAAGTAACACCTATTTACTAGAATCTGAGTTTGGATGGAAGGGGCTTGCCTTAGAAATTGATGAAGGTCTGGCTCAAAGATATAACTCCTCTGACCGTACTAACAAGTGCACTAACGCTGATGCTTTAACCTTTGACTACCTGTCTTATTTTAGAGACAATAACTTCCCAAAGACTATTGACTTCTTGCAGATTGATATTGATGGACATGACAAAGGAAACTGTCTATTAGCCCTCCTAGCCCTGCCTATGCTACAGTATAGATTTTCGGTCATAATCATTGAGCATGACCTGTCTCAAAACTACAAGAGAGCCTCCATGAGAGATGCTCAAAGAGAAATCTTAAGCAGCCTAGGATACAAACTAATTGGGCAAACCCTTAGTGAAGACTGGTGGATCGATCCAGAATCAGTAAACCAAGAAGCCTATAGATATGATATCTTCAACGGACATCCACTTATTGGAGAAGTAAAATGAATGTAATCCAACACGCAGATGGCATATATGAAATAGAAGATTTCCTAAATGATGAAGAGCAAGAACTATTTCTATCTTCATGCACAGATGATGGATGGGAAGAGTCTCACCCAGGAAACATAACTAAGCCAATGACAAATGAAGAGTTTAGTCTAAGAGATAAACTGCTTGCTAGGCTAGGTACTTTTTTTGAAAACGTGGATTCTTTCTCTACTGTTAATCGCCTAAGAAGACTAACAACAGGTGAGTTTATGTGGCCTCACGTAGATGCTGGAAAGCCTCCAATACTTCCAGACACTGTAACCCCCATAGAAACTCCAGTAGAATCAAAGAGTATAGTCTTTGGGGTTGCGATATATCTAAATGACAAGTTTACAGGTGGTGAGTTATCCTACCCAGATATTGAACTAGATATCTATCCAAAGCCTAGAAGTGCAGTTATTCATAATGCTAAGTTTAACCATGAAGTTAAGACTGTTACCTCTGGTAATAGATATTCTATAACAGCATTTATTTATGGTGATGAGACTACCAAGTTTAATGGCCATGCCCAGGATAATAACCAATAGTGCCCTTTAGGGCATATGTAGGTTTACTACTTCTATTTTGCGCCGAACTCTAAAGACTTACCTATAGCATTATTGACCATGCGGACCAAACCTCGTCTCGTAATTTTTGACGCATCGAACGTCTCCGTATACCCACCTTGAGGCATATCTGCCTTATCTAGGAAATGTCCGTACTTAGTCCTTAGTGTGTCTAATACTAGAGATTCTACTGCTCTTGCTTGATCCCGTTCGGAAAACCACCAATACTTAATTAGGACCCAGCCCTTCTGCCTGTGGCTTGCAAACCTTCTACCAGACACATCAGATATGCCTATCTTAATAGCCTTATGTATTGGGCTATATAGTATATATAGTAGGGTCATGTATCTATTATACTTGACATACCCTGTCAAAATCGCTATAATTAAGGTATGATAAACATGGAAATACCTGACCCGTTTACTCAATTCAGAATAGATAAATACAACAGAACAAAAGGATTACGATATGATTTCTTTTCTGGGGAATGGGATATGGAGTGTGGTTGTTGTGGAGAACCCCTTAATGCTCCAAACCGAAAGACCATGACAAAAATTAGACTATACCATACAAGAAATGAGTGCTTAGGTGGATACTAATTGCTGCACTATATCTAAGGATAATGATGCTTTTTGGGATACCCACCAAACCATGTCAGATGGTCATATCTGGTGTGTTACCAAGTATATTGTTGATAAGGCTAAGGCTCAAGTTAAGTCTAAGTATGGCAATAAGAAAAGACATCGCCAATGAAAAAATGTTATGCTACTAAAAATGATGGTAAGACCTGCTTTGCAAATGTAGCACATCCTAAACAATACTGTCATATCCATGACCCAAATGGAAAGTTTAGACAGCAATTAAAGCGTAAAGGTATGGGCAAGGGATATACTCCAAAATGTGATCATACTTGGTATATGAGGGAGCCTGGTATACAATGTACAAAGTGTTTAGTTATATGGGAGAGTGATGAAAGAGCCTAAGATAGCCCAAATGGACTGGCGTAGCCTTGGATATTGGCCCGTATGGAAAGATGGAAAAAAGGTATGGGTACCCAAAGACAAGATAAACACTGATGATGAACAAACTTAAACATGATATAATCGGTATATGAATAAATCTAAGTGTTTTTTCTGCGAAAAAGATGCAACTCATTACGATGTTGTAGTAGATCACGCTGACTACATAGTTGCAGATGTATGTCTAACTCATTTGTCTGTGAGCCATGTTTCATAATGGACAAAAGAATCCTTAAAGATGGATCTGAGGTTGACTCTTTTAATAAGCCAGTTGATCTAGTTATTCATACTAAGGCCCCTGGAAAATGGAAATTAATTGATTTAGAAACAGGGGAAGAGTACCTTGGATCTGAGATAAGCACAGACTTTGCAGAAGTGCTTAGAGAAAAGGTTAACATTAATAAAATAGGCACTTGGGTAAAAACCAAGTGGAAACAAAAGCAAGTTGACTAAACCCTAACTTTAAGGTATACTTGATATATGGAACAATGGATTAATGACTATGCCTCATGGGTGCTTGCTCTCAGTGGGGTTGCAGCAATCTATTTTGTTGGAAGAAAACAAATTTGGGCATGGATCTGGGCTACATTTAATGAGGCTATGTGGATCTACTATGCCTTAGTAACTAAGCAGTATGGCTTTATCTTTGCTGCAATTGCATACTCTATTGTTTATATTAGATCTTACAGACACTGGAAAGACTTAGAAAAAGAACAGTTGTCTTGGAAAAGTTTTACACAATTGATATGGAAGGAAAACAAATGATGATTAACGCTTTATTTTTAATACCAACTGCTATTGCAGCGTATTTACTGTGTTACTTTATAATGACATACAAAGTAGATCAAGACTAATTTTAGGAGAATAAAGATGAGTATAGATGAAATGGCATTAAGAGAAGAGATAGCAAGAGAGATTGAAGCCCTTCCTATTGAACCATCTGTAACAAATGCATTAGGCATGCGTCTTGCTGCTGCACATGTTGCAAGAGGAAAAGCAAATTATATGGCCAGTATTTTTGAAAAACAAATGGACTTTGAGTAATAAGTGAGACACACAACAAAGATAGAAAAGACTAGGGTCTGGCCTCTAAGAGTTATAGGGAATATATGTGGTGGATTTGCTGGCAATCATTTGTTCAAGGCTATAATTCTAGATGAAGATGGCAATCTAGGTTGGCGTTATAAGTACCACGGTAAAATGTGGGTAGTGCTTAACAAACCTTACAGGTGGTGGGGCACATATTATGAACTTGATATTCAAGGACTAAAGGATGATCTAGATGGTGCTGGATGGGATGACTATGACGAGTTTGGTAAAGCCTACTGGGATAAAGATGAGTAGGATACTTGTTTGTCCCGTCTGCAAAAAAGAATGGAACCTTCGATGGGGCATTATGGCTAATGAATCTCTATCTAATCACATGAAAGAACACCAATGAAACCTCTTGCATACATCTTTGACGTAGACGGAACTCTAGCCAATGTAGATCCTTACCTTCACTATGTTCGTGGCTCTAATAGGGACTATGAGGCTTTTCATGAGGCTTCTGTAGATGCCCTGCCAAATATAGAGGTAGTAGAAATGTTAAACAATGCTTTCTTTGATCAGATGCACGTCATTATTGTCACATCAAGAAAAGAAACTTGGCGTGGACTAACATCATATTGGCTTGCTAAAAATGACATTGGACATCATGCACTATACATGCGTGGTGATGATGATAACAGACCAGACTATGAAGTTAAAAAAGATATCTTACTTAAGATTAAGAAACATTGGAGCGTCGTTCATGCAGTAGACGATAACCCTAATGTAATTAGGTTGTGGGAAAATTATGGAATACCTACTACCAAGATCGGAACATGGGACGGAGATAAGTCTTGACACAGACATCCCAATATGATATGATTAGATCATGAGCCAAAGAGTTAAGAAAATTTATAAGTGCGTTGAATGTGAGACTATGATTACTATTGTAACCAAGGTTCACGAACTACCAGAGTCAATTATCTGTCCATGTGACAGCGTAGCAGAAAATCAGGGTGCAAAATGAGAAAGTCCAACAACAAAGCCTCTCAGCATAAAATTAAGAGAGCAGTTAAGAACAAGAAAAGAACACAGGCTAAGCCATACCTTTCAAAGTTTGAGCGTAAACAAAAAAGAATCAGAGAAGCAATTATTCTTGGAGCATTGAAGTCAGTGCCTAACTAGAACTGGAGATAGTCATGGTAGATCATGATGAGTTAAACAAAATATCAAAAGAACTAAAGCGTTACATTATTAAACAACATATGAAAACATATTATTATACTACTATTGGAATTTTATGTTTTCTGCTTGGAACATTCTTTGGATTACTAATTAAATAAGGACTAGCACCAGTAGCCAAGTTGGTTAAGGCACCGAACTCATAATTCGGCTATTCGTAGGTTCAAGTCCTACCTGGTGTACTAGATCTCTGTAACTCAGTGGAAGAGTGACACCCTTCTAAGGTGTAGGTCGTAGGTTCGAATCCTACCAGGGATGCTATAATAGTAGTAAGGGTGTGGTTAGAGTATGTGTGTCGGGAAACATATATGCTTTATGTTGCAACACCACACCCTCCTAAATTTTGTATGAAAAACTATTTATTTATCTAGCAGGATTCCAGAATAAAGAATCGTCTTCGTATATCTTTTTATCTAGTGTAAAATTTTCAAGAATTAAATCTTTTTCGCTTTGAGTTAAAGAATCGAACAGTCTTTTTGAAGCATCATTCTTAAAATATGTTTTGTCAATTTGTGATAAATCAACATCTAGTTCTACGCCTAAGTCTTCTGATATTTTTTTAACCAGCAATGTGTAATCCATATTTTTTAATTCATCAGTTCTAATAAACAAATTCGTTCTATTAATTCTATCATATATTAACTCTTCGTCATATTCCTTTTGCTCATCATGGAAAAATTGTGCTTCCTTAATAACAGACATTGCTGCTGGGTCTGGACTTAAAGCAAAATTATGCGCTTGAAAATCTTTCATGTAGTTCCAGTAAGATAACTTATCAAACAATTCTTCTTTTTCAACATTGAGGTTTTCTCCTCTTATAACATGCCAATTTTCTTTGTCTATTAAGTCTGCTCTACCTGCAGCAGCATGACATACAGTGCTAACAAAAAACTCAGAAGGCTCTCTAAAAAGTGAGATAACATATGTTTCATCATCTATAAAGAATGGCCATCCACCGTGCTGTCTCATGTCTTCTGGCATTCTAAGATACTCAATACCGTGTTTAGCAAGAGTATCTTCCATAGGTCTGATAATATACTTTGTTAAGAATCTACCACCAGTTTTTGGTATGTGTAAAAAATAAACTTTGTTATATTTCATTTACTTTGCCTTGTGCTTTACTTCGTAAGGTGCGATCTTGGACTTAATACGACCATCTTTATATAATCTAACAATCCATCCATCTTTAATCTGAATAGGATTAAACGCTGCTGCTTTTTTCTTTGGCATTACTTTACCATCCTAAATGGAGAATCAATCCAACTATCTGACTTAGCGACTGGAATACAGTTAGGTACTGGCTTTCCGTCTGCACCTGGCTTCATGCCTCTTTGTACATAGCCATCCCAGCAAGGTGCTTGCTTAGCAACTGTTTCAGCCTGGCAATCTGGACACTCTTCACAGGTTACGTTTAGTTCTTTACAAGTTGGACAACCACAGTCTTCGTATGCCTTACCAATTGATGAGTCGTACATAGCCATAGCAACTTCTGAATCGATTGCTGAAGAAGAGCATTTTGGGCAGTTTGTCATACTATAATTATATCATACCGTTAAGCCTGTTGTAAGTCCTGATCCTGTGGCAGTTGGCACAAACCACTTCACACTTTTCTATTTCTTTCTTGATAGCCTTCCATGAAAAACCATCATGGATCATCCTTGACACATTGTACTTCTTATCTCTTATGTGATCAAAGTCTAGGATTATATGGTTACCAACACCACAGTCTACACAGCCAGAATCTTCTTTTATCTTAGCAAGCATCTTCTTATACTGCTGCTTATTATAGGTGTCTAACTCTTTGTCAGTCATTGATATTATTATACCGCCAAATGTTAGGTCCCACACAGGCAATTCACCTGACTTGCGCCACGGTCTCTATCCAATGGGTAACTAATCCATCACTAAGGTCCTGTGTGGGACACTTCTATTATACTGCTACTTTGAACTTATTTCTGCTACTCTCGCCTTTGAGAATTTAAGCATAGAACTTCTGATTGGCGAGTAGCCAAGATCTTCAGCCTTCTTTCCACAGGTATCAAGCATGAAGTTAAAGAACTTTTTAACTGAATCATTCTTTGAGTTCTTTTCTTTGTATGCTACACCATAGGTAAATGTAGATATGTTATAAGATAGTTTGTTTGGGTTCTTATAGTTTATCTTAACTACACCACTTTTATCTGGAATAAAATCTCCAAGAAATACAGAGGCTGCGCTAACTGTTGGTTGTATAAACCTTCTAGCCTCATTCTCAACAGACACTGTCTTTAGTCCTCTTGCATATGATATCTCATTATATCCAATAGAGCCATTTGTAGTGCTCTGTACCATTGCAATTCCATGTGATCCAGAAGCACTGTTCATATACTGCTTAGATATGTCTCCAGGAAATGCACTTGAAAAGTTTTTATTTCCTGGCTTTGTCCAAATTGTTGGAGCCACAGCATTTAAATATGAAGTAAAAACTTCTGAAGTTCCAGAACCATCAACACGGTATACAACTCTAATCTTTGTTGCTGGTATCTTAGGTAGTTTTCCTGATATAAGGTTTTCTTTTAATATCTGTGGGTCGTTCCACATTGTTATTTGTCCCGCAAAAACTTTAGCAAGAGTATCTTTACTCATCTTTATAGTAACTTTATATCCATCAAGTTTGTAGATAATTCCAATTGGCCCTGCTACTAATGGAACATATGTAAACTCTTTTGATGGCTTTACTTCTGTCCCAGAGTAAGGAACATCTGACATAGCAAAGTCTGTTACTCCATTTGAAAACATATTCTTTCCAGCACCTGAACCAGATGCTCCATACACAACAGAATCTCCTGTTGATTTCATAAATTCGACCCTGCATCTGTCTATAAAGTTAGCAGCAAATGTGGATCCAGCACCTTGAAGGTTATCGGCATGTGAAGGGGTAATAAAAAAAGCATTAGCAAATATGGCTAATGCTGCTGATAAAGCAATGAATTTAAATTTCATACTTATAGTATATACGACAAGGCTATAAAGTTTTGTTATAAATGGCAAACAAACAAAGAACTTTAGATGAATAATGGAGCAGTTTATGGACTTGCTCAGGTCTCCCAGGGTGCGACCCTGGCTTATCCGTACTCAGCAATAGGGTTGCTATAAGCAACTGCATGTATCATGACGGAATACTATCTATTATACTACTTAATTTTAATAGACTTGGGCTTTTTATCTTCAGGAACAATACGAACCACATTAACATGCAGCATCCCGTCCTTAAGTTCTGCAGATGTTACTTCCATATACTCTCCCAGTGCAAAAGATCTTACGAACTTTCTTCCTGCGATTCCTTTATGAACTACCTCTGCATCTGTAACTTCAACAATCTCACCCTTGATAATCAATGTTCCGTTATCTACTGAAACATCAATATCGTCTTTTGAAAAACCAGCGACAGCCAGTGAAATCTTGTATGTATCTTCATCTAGTTTGATTAGATCATACGGAGGGTATGACTGTGAGTTTGTTTTATGTGCTGTATTTAGGCGACTCAACTCTCTGTTGAAGCCAATAAAAAAAGGATCATTGAATAGATCCATAGCGTACTTTGTTACCATGTTATTCCCCTTTCAAGCGAATAAGTTAAATTACCCCCCTATTGGGCAGGTATAAATATTATAGCATAGAAAAGCAGGCCTGTCAAGTAACAAGCCTGCTAGTCTAGAGTGAGATTACTTTACCTGGTTAGTAGCCTTGCCTCCACCAGATGACTTCTTTGCAGGAGCCTTCTTTGCGGTCTTCTTAACAACCTTTGCAGACTTAACTGCTGCATCTACCTCATCTACTGATGGCATCTTGCCGAATGCAGGATCGTTAGGGTTGGCTGCTCTCAATACAACGGGCACAAATGCTCCAAGTAGTGAGTATGCTAGTGTCTGGGGATCTGTAACTCCAGAAGCATACATTGCTGTTGCTGCTCCAAGTACTGATCTTCCGTATGACGCCAGTGCGTTTTTGATTTGTTGATTCATAATTTTCCTCCTAGGATATTATTTTTGTTAGTACTGTAAAACCAATCCATAGACCAATAATTCCTGCGACTCCCGCAAAAACTGGTGGTGCTGGGACTGGCAATTTGAATGCAGCAAATACTACACCACATCCAAAACCTGTTAATACTGATAGTATCACATCTTTCATTTTTTATTTTCCTCTACATATCGTTTAATAAATGGAACTATTACGTTGACCTCTTCTGATGGTACTGCATTAATAAGCATATGGTTTATGCCTTTACTTTCAAGAGTCTTTACAAGATCATCAAACTGATCGTATGTAAGATAGGCAGTATCAAGGACAGGCTGTGGAACCTCTCCTTTTTTCCATACTGGTCTGACGACATGGTTTGTTAACAAGTCAAGTTCTTCTTCTGTTTTTCTAATAACAGGAGTAATGGCAATCATTACTTCTACACCCTTTAGTTCAAGAGGAATCTCTGCAGAACGATGCCTTAAAAAATCAGACCATGCTCCACGAGCATATATGTGATATGGCAAAATAATTTTGTGACCATACTTTTTTGCTACTTCAAATACATAACTGTTTGTTGTTGAGACATATACGTCTAATTTATTTTTATGATTTGGGTCACGCCAATATCCTGGAGAATCTTTGTCTTGATCCATTTCATTTAAAACTTTGAGAAATTCTATCATGTAGTTTGATCTGTCAAGAGGGCTTGATTTGTCATTAACATCTCCAACAACACCACCAACACCATCTTCATGATCTTTTATGTATCCAGAAATTAAATTAATCTGAAGCCTACCTTTATCTATCCTGTCCATAGATCTATTTATCATAGAAAGATATTGAGGAGATATTGTATATGGACGAATGGCTACTAAGTACTTAATGTCTTCGCCTTTTTCTATATCTTTTGCTGTCTTTACAAACATGTCTCCTTCTGGGATATCATGTGTAAACATAACTCCAGAAAAGTTATGGTTGTTTAGGTTGGATGGATCTTTTGGATCCCCAGGGTTTCCCATTACTCCACCAAAATAATAAAATTTCATACTGTTACCTTAGCGTAATGATAATCACACAAATCAACTATTCTTGTTTCAGAGTTTGCCCATATATGGGTGCTTTCTTCTTCGCAAAACTCTTCTTCACAGATGAATAGGTTAATGTTCTTTGTGCTTTTTAATCGTATCATTACATTATTCTATCATAGTCTTCTGGGAGTAGTTTCTTTAACTTTTCAAATTCTGAAGATATTTTTTTTAAAGCAAAATCATGAGGGGCAAGCATGCCCTCAACTGATGACCCATACTCATTATAGTAGTCAATCTGTGGACCAACTTCATTAATAAATGAACTCAAACCAGCCTGCACTTCTTCTATATATTGATATGCCCAATCACGAGAATCTGAAACAAATTTCAAAAAATCCTCATTAGACTGATCTTTGTCTGTTTTGTTTGTATTCCTTGTTAACTGCTGCAGCAATAAAGCCTCTAAGGTCTTAGCAATAATAACCTTGTTAGCCCTTTTTTGTATAACGTATAAAGATAAGAAAAGCAAAGTTAGAGAAGACAAGATACATATAAAAATTAACTCAATCATAATTCTTTACCCCCTTCTCTTACTAATAGAACAATCGCTCCATTATCTTCTAGTGCTTTTTTAACACGGATCATATACTCTATTGCCTGCTTTTTCTTTTCAACTGTTTCAAGAGACATAAAGACTTTTTCTTTTGCTTTAACAGTTATGAATGTGTCATTATCTACTAACTCTAAAGAAAATCCTTCAGGACATCTAAGAGATCTGAATGCTCTTCTCATCTGATCTGTATACATATTACTCCATTGTTAGGGACTGCCATGTTATTCCCCAGTCTGTCTTTGTCTTATGGCTAGAAAACTCTTTTGATATTTCCCCATTTTCTAAGTATACTCCACCCCAAACTCCCCACTCTTTTCCAGAAACTCCTACAGAAAAACATTCTTTTCTTACAGGACACTTAGAGCATAGCAAGTCTACGGCAGGCCTTAGTAATTCATCTTCTTCATACTTATCAAAGAATACATTTGTATCATAATCTAAGCATGCAGCATTATCTTTCCACTCATACTTATTCATATTACCTTACATACTTGTCAGGTATTTCCCATCCAGTTCTAGAAACGACAAAGATCTTTTTTAAGTGCCAAGCATTATTTTTTAATGCTCCCTGCTTTGATGTAAAGGCCTTATCTGACCTTGTCATCTCTACAACATCCCATCCATCCCAGGAAAGGTTGCTGTTCTTGGAAACAATTGCTTCCATTTTTTCAAGAGAACTGATTGATACCATTATGTGTGCTCCTTAGAAGTTGTATACGTTTGTGTTGATATTTTTTGATCTTGATAAATTTACTATTCGAGAAGTCTGCTCTTTTGGATTAGAAACAAAAGCAAAATGATTAAAACTGTTCATGTTTTCTTCAATCCATTCGGGAGTAACTCTAAATAATTTAATAGACTTTCCTCTAGACTTCATTCCTCTTTCAGAAAGGTTAACAAACTCAGATGCCATTGCACTAATATTTGATGGACCAGCAGTGTACAAGTAAAACTCCTTGTCGCTTTCTTCTAGTTCAGATAATGCGACTGCCATTGCTCTAAGAAAAATGTTGTAGTTGTTGAAACTAGTCGTTCCCTGCACCCCTACTATCATTGCTTATCCCTTCTCTTAGTTTGTCCAGTATGAATAACATCTTGTCTAATTGTACCTTATCCATGGTGCTCGTGTCAACTTGTATCGCAGAGTCTTTGCTGATCAAATTGTCTACCATTGGTGCTGTATAAAACCCATTGTCTTTAATCCAGTACGCTTCATTTTCAACAATGATAACTCTAACATTTTCTTTTTCTTGACGAATTTTTGACTGGCTTTTTCTATTTATCTTTTCAATATATTTTCTCTGCTTGGAGTATTGATTATGGATCATAGATTGAGTCATCATGGGCTCATAAACTTTTTCCTTTTTAAAGAAGACTATGTATCCTATTATTAATAATAAAGGAACAGTTAAAGCCAACGCTCCATACAGACTATTCATGAATGCCCCCAGATAACGATTGTATCACTTTTCTTTAAACCCTCAGTCTCCAGTTCATGGCTTTAGGACCTTGCTTTATCATTTGAAACATATGGTGCTTATATTGTTCTGTTAGTTCTGCATAGATTTCTGGATTTACTAACTCAAGTTTGTCTGTTATAGAGTAAAGCATTTCGCCTTTTTCATCTATTCCAGCCATCTCTATGGCACCTTGCATAATTAAATGCTCTACCATTGCTTGGCTTCTTAGGTTCATTACTTCCCAGACTTCTTTCTAGCCTTTGCAAGTGCGTCAAAGTCCTTAACCTTTGTGTCGCCCAGATATCCCCATGCATAGCCATCATTAATCATCATGTCATTTAAAGACACTGTGTCATCATTAACGTATATCCAACCCAAGATACGGCCATACTTTTCAGATGAATCCATCTTCTCAGTCTTGATTACAACAGATTTGGCATCTTTTAGAGCCTTCTTTAAATATTCTTTAGACTCAAGGCCAAGAGCCTTTTCCTTAAGATCTTTTGTGCGAGACTCAGGAGTATCAATACCAGCCAATCTTACACGAGATGAAAACAAAATGTCAAACCCTAAATCAATAAGAACGTCAATGGTATCTCCATCTACTACATTCTCTACTTTTCTTACATAATACTGATACATAATAAGCCCCCTTAGACCCAATGTTTAATTATAGCACTTACAGCAAGAATTGTCCACAGTATATTAAACCAAATAATTGTAGGCAAAGTCTTTACTGTCGATGACCAAATCAATGCAAGGCTTGATACCAATGCAAAGATGTATAGCCACCACCATTGCTTACCGAATAGTAAGCCTGGAAATATAATAGATATTTTTGTCATAAAAGCAAAGAACTCAACAGTGTTTGGCTTGTTCCAATACTCTTTGTGTCTCATTGTCTTTAGAGCATTAATCCACTCTGTTCTAAATTTCATTTTAATCCCTCCAAAAATTTCCTGTGATCTACACATTCTGACACCTTGTAGTCTTGATATTTCTTGTAATAGTCATACATATCAACACCCTTTTTATAGTCTGCAGAATTTTCTATATATGCTTTTGCAACATCTTTATTAATTGTGTTGTGTGCAGATCCCACAAAGGTCCAACTATTTGATGACCAGTGCTCTCCAGAGTCAAACTTGTTTGGAAGTCTGACATTCCACTTGTTAATTTTTTCTTGCAGATCTTTTGGCGCATTCTCATATGAAAACTTTTTCCAAAACTCTGTATCATTTCTTAAAGTCATATAGTGAAAATATATAAATTCAGAAATATTATTGTTCATACTAACTATGTTCTTGTTAAACTCTTGTCTTATCTCTTTCGAGTTCTCGAATAGCCATAGCGGATTGTCAAATATCTGTGTCAACTCTACAATGCTAACCCAAATTGATGTTGCTTCTAGTGGCTCAACAAAGTTTGCTGCAAGGCCTACTGCAACACAGTTGTTGATCCAGGGCTCTTCATAGCATCCAGCATTAAACTTAAAGCCACCCTTGTCTTTTCTTGGATAGGTTGGCTCATAGCCTAAGAACTCTTCTATCTCTTTCACTGCTGCTTCTTCAGAGATAAGGGATGAGTCGTAGACATACCCACAACCAAACCTGTTCTGGAGTGGAATCTTCCACATCCATCCGTATTTCATAGCAATTGCTTCTGTGTAGGATGGAATCTTATCTGTCATCTCAACAAAAAATGGAACAGCAGAATCTACTGGAAGAAAATCTTTATAACTTTTCCATTTAGAGTCATATACTTTTCCAATGATTAGCCTGTGAAATCCGCTACAATCAAAAACAAAATCACACATAATCTTTTCATCATTTTCTAAAGTTAAACCATTTACATAGTTATCTTTATCTAGTGAGACATTTTTTATTGTGCCATCAACTACTTTAATTCCTCTTTCTTTTCCTATTTCTTTTAGTCTATTTGCTAGTTTGGTAGCATTAAAATGTATAGAAATATTTCCTATTTTTTTATAATCATCTATAGGATCTTTTTTAGATACAAATCCGAAATCTCTCTTGTTTGCTTCCAAAGTAAAGGGGACTTTATTTGCTTCTGAAATTTTTTCTGTAAAGTCTATCTTCTTTACGCTATTATTTAAAGCAATGCTTGCTGCAATAAGAGGGCTATTAGAAAGATACCTATCGTACACAGCATCAAAGCCTAGCGACCTATCTGTTGTAGAAAAACCATGGTAATAAAACTCTCCATCATTGTTCCAATTTGTAAACTTGATTCCATTTTTAATAGTTGCATCACAATTTTTTATTAGGTCAGACAAAGGAATATTTAAATGGTCAAAGAAATCTGCAAGGTATGGGGTTGACCCTTCTCCTGCTCCCAAGATTCCTATTTCTGTTGACTCAATAACAGTTATGTTTAGGTCTGGGTATGATCTTTGGGCTTTAAGTGCAGTAAGCCATCCAGCACTTCCACCACCAACAACAACTATATTCTTTGTCATTACTTTCTCCCCCATTTAACCTTATTCCAACCACGCTCATGGAAGTAATAAAGGATTGTTTTTGTAACTACCTCGAAACTTGCGATTGCACCTGCTGTAACTGGTTCTTTGGTTATAAGCCAAGCAATAGCAAATGTATCTGCTGTTCCAATTATACGCCAGGTAATGGCCTTTAATGCTGATCTTTGTTTAGATACATTCATGCTGGCCACTCCATATTTTTAGGACCTTTACTGATTATGTTCCAAACCTTAGATACCCATCTCTTTACGCTTTTGCGTAGCCGATATAGCATGAATGTCTGCCCCCAAATCTACTTGTTCAATCTTATATCCGACATCTCTGCCATATACAATGTTAGTAATGTTAGGTAGTCTTAATACTAATGCACCATCCATAAATTCATCTTTGGCAATATACTCTTTTACCTGATCAAACTTAAGTGGATCCTTCTCGCTTGTGTTGTAGGTATTACGAACCCCAAGAAGTACCTGCTCTGTTCTTTTCCCTGCCTCTTTGTAAAGAGCGTGATGTCCTTCATGCCATGGCTGATATCTGCCCAGCATAAGGGTTGTAGGGGCTGTCCAGTCGTGTAACTGGCAAGCAGCAATGATAAGGTCAGCCTCTTCTTCTACTGTCATCCCACAGGGGATTCTGACATCACATGACTCTGGGTCTTCCCACATCTTGTTTGTATCTTCAAATCTTCCAGACTCAATTCTGTCTACCCAAATTAAAATATCTGGCTTACCAAAGGCTGCACGGGTTAGATCAGTTGGGCATACGAAATCAACTATCACTGGAGCAACTCCCTGCTTAGAAATAAGTCTAGCCATGTCTCCCATACGTCTTGCCTGTTCAATTCTGTCTTCAGGGCTAAAACCTAGATCTGAGTTTACTGTTGCACGAACCTCATCTGCATTAAGATGGATAGCGTTAATTCTTTCTTTGAGTGCCTTGGCCAACTCTGTCTTGCCTGCACCTGGCAGACCAATAATCTGAATAATCATTTTTTCCCTATCTCTGTGTTTGGCATAATGTCAATTAACAAATGTACCCTATCTATTTCACTGCCATTATTTACATAGTGAGTTCTTGAGTTGTTTATTTCCCAACATTCTCCAGTGCCCATCTTAACCCTATCATCTCCTACACCAAAGAATACACTGTCAGAAGTAACTACTGGGATGTGGTTTCTTCTTGAAAGCATTAGATAGTCTCCTGCATCATGATGATGTGCTATATCTTGACCTGCTTTTAACTTAATCAAAAGGACCATACCTCTGACACCCTTGTGGATTCTTTCAAGGTCTGAGATTATTGGCTCAAGAATTTCAAGCAGCCCAGTATCATTAGATGTTTTCTGAGTAGAAAATTCTTCTCCTTCTTTCCACATAAGATCTGCGGTATAGACAAAGTATGAGTTAGTATCTTTATGAACATAGTAGTTATCTTGTCTTGATGTATTGATAAACCACTCGTCAGAAAAACTATCTATATAGTTTTTGATGGGCTCAACATCATACTTACTGTGTTGCTTAAAGTTAAAGTCTTCTAGCGTCTTTCTCATTTTGCCTCCAGGGTCTGATTAAAATCTTTAGAATATCCAAAGTTAATAAAGTCAGAACTGTAGAAATCCTGAACCATTTTTATTGCCTCATCTGAATATTCTTGTATATATGATTCTACCACATAGTTGCCTACATTGTAAAATCCAAGTTCCCAGCCGAGTTCATCCTCTAACTCTTTTAGGTT